GAAATATCAGCTTTAGCCCTTAAAACGCGTCTGCCAGATTGATGAACCTCTTGAAATATATTAAATATTTCGCTCACACCCTGTTGTGGCGCAGTGACAGAGTTAACATCGGCCAAAGTCGCTAAATAAGTAAGGAACTCTCTAGACGATAGTGCCTCAGGTACAAAAATTCGAGCTAAAGTACAATGTTTAACAATTTCCAGCATGCCTTTTATATGGTCATCATGAAAGTGTGTGATGACTATAAACTTAACGTTGTCAAATGGTATCTTATTTTCCTCAAGATACTCTAAACTAGCTGGTTTTTTTTCACTATCAACTTTACCATAGCAGGAATCGACGATAATCCAATCGTCTTCTTCATAGTTGCAAAGGATACTTTCACCAACACCACGTCCAAATAGCACTAGTTTCAACTTCACAGTTCCAGATTAATCAAAAATGCTCATTAAATCGCCAACGACTTTTTCAACTCTTTTGCTGCGCAAAGCTGATTTTTCTCTAATAATTCTACGAAGGTTAAATTCATTAACTTTAACTCTATTTCCTTTAGGTGTTGATCGATATCCAACCTTCCAATAGAAAACGCTACCAATCTCAAGTAACTCAGCATCACTTTGTTTAAACGCAATTGTAGGCGCCCTAATAATCTCTACAAATTCATTAGAAGAGTTTTTATATATTCTGGCCTCGAAAAAAAATTGACTAGATTTTTCGTCTTGAGATAGGCGATCAATTACTCCATAGCAATCTCTGATGGGCATAAAATTTGATCCAGCTCGTACTGACGCAGCCTTATTTTCAGCATATTCTTTAGAAATCTTTTTAAATCTTTCCAAAAAAACTTCTGTCTCTATGGATTCTGATTCAGAAGAAATTTTATTTGAAACCAACACTTCTGGTTTTAATGAAGAAAAATGAGTATCATTCATACCTTGAATGGTAACATTGATCATAAAAGCCGAATTTAAAGGTCTGAAAAAATCAATATTCTCCTCACTTACATTCAATAAACTTGGTGGCACCGTGGTTCTATCATCGCTGTTACAACTGTAAACGTCTAATGACAAAGAACTCATTTGGCATCTCCTAAAATTGAAGATAATAACTTCCTGTAACCTTCGGTATTGTTAGCTTTAGTTTCGAAATACATAGCTAAAATACCGTCAATATGATCATTCCAAGAATATTGATCAGGCATTTCGAAGTGATTATTGAATTCAATAAGTAATCGGTGTCGATTTTTTTTATCATTAACATTATTAGCCGTTTTTAATGACATATTTAATGATGACCCTTTACCATAATAATCATCAACTTGTATCGCTGTTTCTTTCAAACCGTAGTGAAGGTCTTCATGCCCAAAAGATGACTTCCACATATCCTTTGGAGCAATTGCATGCCCTATTGTGTGCCAATCATCACCGGAGTTCATATTAATTGAGAACGTAAAGTTAATTCCTATGGCTGTAACTTTAGTATATGCAAACATTGTTAAAATACTTCGAGTAAGATCTAATAATTGATCATCATATCCATCAGTATTCAATTCTATCATTGCTTTTTGCGGGTCAGAAAACCATCCAAACCAACCAAAATCAATGTGAACTGTGGAAGCATCAATGAATTTTATTTTTGCATTATCACAATCTTCTTTAGACACAATTTGATGTGACTGGAACCAATCTGGAGTAAAAACACCTGGATGGAATTGCCCAGCAATAACTATGGTTGCTTTAGAGTTCAATAAAACATATTTTTTTTCTATGTTGTCGACCATAGCATTCACTTTAAATCGTTCCTTAGACTTTAGGGTGAGGGTGGCATGCACCAACCACACATGCATACCAGCAGTCTATAACAGCAGTTAGGTAGCGGCAAGGTTGCTTGTTCAGAAAGTAAGGGATGATTCAGAAGATATAGACAGTTGCATTTATACGTTTATGTGACGTTCCACCGCTCCGCATGCAATCCCAAATGTACCTACTATGCTCAAAGTGTCTCTTGGTTCCCTGTGATGAGACCTGCTGTGTTTAGAATTGTTCGGCACAGGATTGTGCCAGCCCGGCCAGCCACCACTGCCGGGCTTTTTGTTTTAAAAAGCTTTGAATCCTTGAGAAATCGCCCGTCCGATCGACTCCATCAGCGGGTCAATCTTCCGCACGTACGCGGGGCCGATGAAGGGGCGCGGCGGAATATTTTCGGTACCGACTTCCTGCCAGAATCCGATCTGACTTTTAGTACCCACGATGGCAGCCAGACCAACCACCTCGCTTTCAATTGAGTCCCTCAGTTCACCAGACCTGAGCAGCGGATCGTCTTCGGTGTAACCCTGGCGAACACGGTCGGCTTTGGTCGAGGCTGCTAGTGGCGCCCATGCTTCAAACGGGCCATAAGCGGGCTGGTAAACGCCAATCTCTTCTTTCGCCGTTTCCTGAATCTCTTTCACGATGACGTGAAAGCCAAGCTCGAGCTCAGACGCAATCTTGGTAGAGGCAGACGACAGCTCCCGCGCGAAGTGCTCAAGTTCCATCAGTTACCCTCCTCCCACTTACCCGTGTTCCAGTTATAGACTCCCCCGTCGAACTCACGCATGACTACGCCCATTGCAATTCGTTCATGAGGCATAAGCCCGGTAATACCGGAAAAAATGATGCTGAACGGAACCCCGGATTTCATCAGCCAGCACTGATTGATGAATGCGGGGTTCTGCGCTAGTTTTTTGCGGCGGTCTCTGTGGCCTCGTCATCTTCCTCTTTCGACTTCTCGCGCAGCCATGATGTCACCGCCTTCAGACCACCCTTACCGAGGATGGCTAGTACCCCTTCAATCTGTTTCGGATTCTGCGGTACCGGGTATTCGTCACCGTCAATCTCAGCCACTGCTGCCACCGGGAAGGCATACAGGTTCATGTACATCACGTTCATGGCCATCTCCGCACCCACGGCGACCGTCAGGCGGGATTCCTGCACCGGGTCCAGCTCGCGCAGGGTGATAAGCCGACCAGCCGCGTCCCGGACCTGATTGGATTCCACAGCCGGTTCTGCCGCTGCGGGCTGTTTGTTTTCATGCACTCTGACCTGCACCATGATTTATCCTCAGTTAACTTTTTTGCGGCGGCTGGCTGTCCATGACAGCGTCTGATTAACAGTTTTCTCACCCTGCTTGTTGCCGGCATCGGTGAGGTGAAACGACACGCCTTCATAGCGAAACACGCTGACCGTGCCGTTCGCTTCGGTGATAGTTTCGGTTATGGTGCCGCGCGGCTGATCGATGCCGTTGTAATAGTTGTCTTCCCACTTCGCCCAGAAGTCATCCAGCGTGGCATCCATGCGTTCGGCGCTGATGGTGCCATGCCAGCCCACCGGGATTTGCAGCTCGTCGGTGATGCCGTTGAGTGGCGTAATTTTCTGGGTCGAGACCTGCGGCTTGGAGTCGAAACTGATGATTTTGGGAATGCGCAGCTTGCCCGCGGGCGTGTTGATATCGACAGCAATATCGCGGCCTACGGTATAGCCAAGGGTTGGCATGGTTTATCTCCGGGTTAATGAGCGCTGTGGCCGTCAGCGGGATGAGTCGTTTGAGACGGAGATGGACACGCTGCCGCCCCCTTCCAGATTCACGAGGAAATAGCGCACCACGTTGAGGTATTTGACCTGCACGTCGGCCGTCACGTAGCCCAGTGCAACGCGGGAGTCCGGATTATTCGTCGCATCGAGGCGCACGGCAAACGCGGGACCGCCGTTCGGGTCGCCAATCATCTTCAGCGTCTCCAGGTTCGACAGGAAGGATTCCAGCGTGCTCTTGGTTTCACGGCGTAAATCCACCGTCTGATTGTCACCCACCACGCCGCCGAAGCTTGCCGCAATCGTCAGCGACAGGAAGTTGGTCATTCGGGTGTAGGTGTCATCATTCTGGGTCGGGTTTGACGAGGTATTTCGCCCCGATCGCATCCCGAAGTAATGACCGCCCGGACAGGGATTGGTAATCACATCAAGGCGCGCTGAGTTGATGGCACCGATTTCCGGCACCGAATAAGGTCGCCCCATCAGCTGGCGCTCCGTGGCGATGATGCCAGGAATGCGCTTGTTCAGGGTGGAGATATGTGGTGATCGGGCTGCAATATTCGCCGCCTCAAAGGTGGCTGGCGCAATCAGCCGGTTAATCCCGTTCGCCGTGTCTTTCCAGGACGGCCAGTCACCCACAATCAGTTTGAAGTGCCAGTCATCAACACCTGAGCTATTGAGTGCTTCGGACAGGGCTTTGCAGTCAGTTGACATGCCACCCTGCGCGATAATGTATGCCCCTTCTGAACTGCCGAATGCAGCCATGGCTGGCCAGCAGTCTTTTTCCGTCACATCAATCAGATTGATAACCTGCGAATTGGTCCCCCGCAGGGCGTACATCCCTTCGCGCGGCTTATCAATTCCATCATTACCGAGGATCGCAGAATCCTTAATACCCGTGGCGCCATCGGTACCGCCGCTGAGCGTGACCTCTGTCACTGGAGACGGGGACGTTGCATCTGACTCGATGACTTTTGCCCTGACCAGCTGACTCGGCCCGCGGATATTCAGCTGCCCCTGATTCACCGCGTCCGCCATGGCCTTCCAGAGTGCCTCACCTTCGCCGCGCAGATTATCGAATACCTCAGCGCTTACACCCGCCAGACTGACCGTGAGTTTTTTTGAGTTTACCGCGGTTCCGCTGCTGACACCCACGCTGATGTGGTTACCGCGCGTACCGCTGTACAGTGCCGTCAGCTGCAGTGACGATTTGACCGTATTATCGCAGAGTTTCCCACTGGCGGAGGTATCCCGTCCGTTGGTTACACGCACACAGTTGAGATTTGAGGCGCCAAGCTGCAGCGAGATCGCAACTGCAGTAGACAAATCATACTTGCGATTGGTGGGCGCCCCGAGAAAGAAAGCCATGTCCGTATCTGAGCTGATGCGAAACGCACTGTTCACCGGCCCCCAGCTGGCCACGCCCACCAGCCCCAGTCCGTCAGTGGCCACACCGTTGATATAGCGCGTGCGGGGTGGCACCACCTGGACATACAGGTCGGGGGCAGAGAGTGCAGACGTGTTGAGGTCGCCGGCGGGATAAATCGGCATGAAGAGTCACTCCGTAATGAATGTGTGCTGCAGGAAAACTTGAGGATTATTGAATGGCCTTTTGGCCGTTCAGGGTGACAACTGTCTGAATGACTTCAGGCGCACTGAAGGTCTGGGTAGTCGCGTAGTTAATACTGAAAATCAGGTCGCGCCGGTACACGTGCCAGTTCTCTGCCTTGTCTGAATCAAACTGTCGTGAGTAAAACATCTGCGCGGGTGCACCGTCGCCAAGGTCAATGTGACACTGCTCTGAGAGGGCGATATCGACAGCCGTACCGATCTTGTTTCTCAGTTGGGGCGTGGGTGCCCAGACGGTTACCTGAAAATCTTTAATCTGCCGACGGAGTTCTCTTACCGCTCTGGCCCCTGCTGAAACGCTAACACTGACAGGGCTGTTCCCCTGCACATATATTTTATCGCCCATACTCATGCTAATGGGGAGTCGTTTCATCAGGGCGCTCGTCACACTCGTTGACGTGGTTCCCGCATCGAAGCAAAAAGCATACTCCTCACCATCCAACATAACCCTGACCTGGGTAGGCGTTGTTGCGCTGCCGGATACAACAATAAAACGGCCAATTGCCTGAACATGGAGTCCCGACTCAACTTTTTCCACGACACGCACGGGTCTGCCCAGAGGAGTACTGCTCTGACGCTCCGTTGGTAATGGCCAGACTGACACGTGCGCCCCGCCTGACTCAATATCCTGCTGCAAAATGCCCGGCACCGGCCAGCCCGGATAAATTTTTATCGCGGCGCTGACAATGCCGGGTAACTGAGTACCGCAAGGATACAGCACATTTGCGACCCGTCTGGTCAGGAACCGTGACACATCATGGACGCTTGCCACGTTATACCGTGACCCGCATAGCCGTGACCCGCCAGCCCATGTCCGTCAGTTCGGTGCCGGTAATGACATAACGCAGGCCAGTGTCATCCGTTACAAAGTCTCCGGTATGGATATGAAGATCCTGGAACGCTGGCATCAGAATGCCGTACCACGCGCTGCGATTCTCTCCAGGTAAAGTGAGTGGACTGTGTTGCCCGCTGCGGCCAATAAGGATACTGGCTGGCCAGTCTGCCAGGATGATCCGCTCAGTGGCAGCCGTTGTCCCACCGTACGCCTGTACCCCCTTGCTGTTATTACCCAGTGCAGCTCGTCTCAGTGTAATCAGTCGTTCGGCTTTAACACACAGGATGGGCTGCAGCAGTGGCATCGCTGCCACATAAAACGTGCCGGCTTCAGGTGATACCAGCACATCGCCCACTTCAAAACCGGCGGCATCAAAGATGCCGATGCGCGCCGCCTGACCAAAGCGTGCCGATCGCATGTAACCGTAGTCAGTCGTGAATGAGGCTGTAAGTTGCTGCAGCGGCTCCGTTTTAAGCGGGCTGAACGGGGTAATTGCCCGGTAATGACGGGCAATGGTGCCCAGCCGTTTCGCCGCTTTGCCGTTGCCCTGATTCACCCTGGCCGCCAGTTGTGATGCATCCATATCAGCTCCTGACCAGTCGTGTTGCGCCTTCACCCAGAGACGGGCCCGGGGTGATACCCAGCAAGCCACACAGCTGACGTCTCCACTGGTTGTATAAACGCGTGCGGTCTGACACCTCTGAACGGTTGCGCTGCCAGACGGCGGCCTTATCCGTATCCAGATTGTCGGCCGCGCGGGCAATACCGCTCTCCAGCCCCGCCAGCGTAATGAGGAAGTTCGCCACTATCTGCTCCTCTTCATCCCGCAGCGTTTTAAGGCGGTGAGCCAGCGTCTGGTACCGTCCGGACGTGACCTGCGCGTACGCGACATCGGAGCGATCGTCCGGAGAGGTATCACCCAGCATCGGATAGCCCATGTAACGGCGTGCGTCTGCCTGCTGTTGTGGACTCAGCATGAGATACCTCATCAAGTGAATAGCCATCGAAGATGGCAGTGAAGAACTAGCTTAAGAGCAGTGCGGTGTGTTCTGGTTTGATGTTCTGACAGCCCCAGGCCGCGGCGATTTCGTAGCGTACACGACGGTACTGTTTGTACATGGATACTTCGAATGACATGTTGGTGCGCGGGTCGGTGATCATGATTCGGTCATCGGCCATATCCCCCTCCTCTGGCAGTGCCGGTGCGCGGGTCGCCAGGATGATCGCCGAACGACTGAAGGCAAAATTGGCAATGAACTCACTCACAACGTCAAATTTCGCTCCAGCCTTCACATCTTCTCGCAGTCCGGGGGCATGAATATGGATGCCATCAGTCGAAACCTCCGCCACCACATATTTATGTTTCCCAAGTAGCAGGAGAGAACCCGACTTAACAGCATCAAGATTTGGCGTATTACCTTCAGACTTAGTGAGTTTGATGAGTGTTTGACCGACAGCGAGATCGTTACCGACAGACAATTTCTCTGATTTTGCGCCTGTGTTCTGCGCTACCCCGGCAGATTCGCGCAGAGTAAAGCCATGCAACTCCAGAAGTGTGCCCTGCGCACGCAGTGATGTTGTCCCCGCTTCGTTGGCTTTGGTCAGCTGCGCCATGGTGCGCAGTGCTGCACCGGCAGTCGTGTCGATAACGCATTGCAGGTCACTGAGCGGTGCACCGTTATCGGTGAGAATTTTACGCACCTGTGCCGTATCGGTAAGCGTGTCTTTGAACGGAGTTTTACCCGCCTCTCCCGCTGCACGTGAGGCGCGACGAAAGAGCTGCCCCAGATCGACTTCGATTTCATTCACCAGCGTACGCATGGCCTGCGCAATCTGGTCGCGGCGGATACCGTGGTAGCCTGGCCCGGACTTAATGCCTTTTTGCTGTTCGCCTTCCCAGCGGAACGGCACCATACGCGATTTGGTGATGGCCAGCGGCACATTACCAATATCCTGGTCGCCGTCATCCGGCGGCAGCTGTCCGGGCTTCACATCTTTACCCTTTGACGCAGGCGTCAGCGGAATGCGGATCGGCTGGTTCAGTGCTGCACGTTCTGCCGAGGCATCCAGCGTAATGGATGGGATAAACCCGCAGAGTTCGCGGGATACAATATCGAGCGACTGATACAGATCGGGAATCAGTTGGGTCAGGGTATTAGACATTCAGGGCTATCCTGTTAATCGGTAATCTGGACACCTGCGCATGCTCTTTCGCTCTGCTCCTGTGGGCTGAGGGATTCGAACTGTTCGCGGGTGAGTGTGTTCGGTTTGGTGTTGCCATTGCCGCCGCCGGAACCGCCGCCTGATGCACCGGTGCCTTTGAGGATCTGGTTTTTGTACGGGTAATGTTCAACGAGAATGCCCAGCGCTTCATCGAACCCGGCCGCTTCGCCGGGTTTGACTGCGCTGAAGATTTTGTTTCCCTCGCGATCAAACGCCGTGACGGTGTCACCGACCACCTGAAAGTTACTGCCAAAGCGTGCTTCCACCAGGTCAGCAGGGATACTCATCTTTTCGGCAATGAATTTTGAGCGGGCGAAACTGCCGCCAATTTTCTCAGCGGTGAGCTTCTGACTCAGGTCGTCGCGTTCTTTGACGATCGGCGCATACTTATCTTCAAGTGCGCGGACAGCCTCGGTACGAACCTTTTCGACTTCGCCAGCATCCACCAGCGTTTTGTCTGCCAGGTTTTTCACGGTATCCAGTGCAGCAAGGGCGGCAACCGGATCGGCAATACCTTCGAACGTCTTAAGCGAGGTTTCCGCTGTTTCGGCACGTTCGCGGTGTGACTTCGCCTCACCGTTCAGGCGCGAAATAGTCTGCAGCGTGCCGGGGGCATCGAATACCACCTCTTTGCCGTCATCCTGTACGTACACAGGCTTGCCATCGTTTACGACAACATTGCCGTTCTCATCGAGTTTCAGTTCCATCGTGGTCATCCAACCGGGTAAGAGCCATCCGGCTCGTGGCGCCGTGCTGCATCCGCAGCGGTCGGCATTAAAAAGACCCATGCAGAAGCACAGGCCTGAAGAGAGTTACACCCGGTCTGATACCGGCTTTGCTGTCATGGGTGGCGGCATGGCGCGGATACGCAGCTGTTCATCCGTCCAGCGGAGTTCGCTGTTGATCAAACCTCGGCGCTGAATTTCGTTGAACAGCGTCTCGTCTGACAGCGCACGCTCTTTATGCATGCCAATCAGGAAGTCTGCTGATGCTTCGGCAAGCGTGGTCGCACCAAAATCGCTGAAGATGGTGACATGGCCACCGTCTTTTTCACCCATCCATTCGGCCAGATACTGTAGCGCCAGCCGGGCTGCATCAGTCAGGTCGCACACCATGCGCTGCAGAGCGCTGGTACCCGCCTCGTTATCTGCCAGCGTCTGTACCACGGTGCGATGACCGGGTTTGACCACCAGCAGTTCCGCCCCTATCTGGCGCATCTTCTCCTCAAGGTCGAGGATGTCAGTACGCCCCGCTTCAATGGCTTTACCCGTGTGTTCGACATAGCGCAGGTCGGCATCCTCCTCTTCGGACATGATGGCGGAAGCCGCGCCAACCGATATGGGTGCATCACCGAGCTTTTTGCCAAACAGCACCGGTACCCGCGCCACGTGCAGAATGGTCTGCTGGTCACTGCGCGACTGCCAGTGCTCGACGTTAAGCCAGGCCAGCTCCGCCAGCGGTGGCCTGCCATTCATAAAGCCCCGTTTGTCCCCGTAGACCGGGACAAACGAGATTTTCTTCAGGCTGGTGGTGCCTTGCTCGTGCAGCTGCCACTCCAGTGCACCGTTCGTTTGATTGGGCTTTTCGCGGTAAACCCTCCAGCGGCCGGGACTGAGCACCCTGACCTGCTCGATGGCTTTGACACTGAATTCGTTTTCCGGGTCGCGTTCACTCACCGTCTCGACAAAGCGCAGCATGGTGAATGTCTCCTGCCCATTTACGCGTTCGGAGTCATAATCCAGCAGACTGTTGGCCGTAACCTTAACGAAGTAAGGCCGCAGTCCACGCTGACGCTCTTCGGCCAGTGAAAGTGACTTATCCGCCGGAGGATGTTCGACCAGAATGCCGCACAGCCCGTATGCCATGGCCTCTTCGCAGATGTCCGCCAGAAAGGAGTGCAGATTGGTGCCCTGAAGGTCGATATCCGTGAACATCTCCCGAATGCGCGCCGGCACGACTTTTTCATCCCAGGTTACCGGGCGGGAAAAAGGTTTGCCGCTTAATACCTCCACCGTGCGTGAGAACGCCGGGAACAACGTGGCTGTACTCAGGCGGTTCTGATAGAACGCATCCTCTTCATTGGGCCATCGGGGCAGATACGTTTTGCCCGCGTGGCGCATGGCGGCTGTGCCACCCAGGAGTGCGGTGATCATGGGCCAGCACCCGGCCATCGACTCAATTTTTGGCGATCGCTTCCGGACGTCGTTGCTCATGGTGTTATTCAGTCAGGCAGAAAATGGACGGACTGTCGTACCCTTAGGCTGGAACAGTTCGGTAATGGCCCAGACCAGCGCATCCAGGCGGTCAGGGGATTTTTTGGCTGTCGCGGGTACGTACTCAAGCAATTGGTTCTCGAGCTGGTAGAGGTTGCCGCGGTGCGCCACTCGTCCCTGCTCGTACAGCGCTGAAATTGGCTCAGCTCGGGCAAACTTGCCCTTACTGGCATGGACACGAATGATGCGTCCGCGAAAGCCTGCATTACGCAGCGTATCTTCGGCCATGTCACCGCCCTGATTGGTCTCAATGACGGTCGCTTCAGCGTGATGCTCTTCATATGCCCGAATGGCCCGTTTTGCCCAGCCGTTAGGTGAGTACTTGCCGGAGTAGTCCGCATCCGCGGAGAACAGCCGGTCGTTGCCGCGCCCGTAACTGCTCGCCACGACAATACCGGTTTCGTCACTCTCTTCACTGTTTGTGGCCTGTGGGTCAATGGCCACCACCGTACGCGATGGCTGAAGGGCGATAGCCAGCGCACGGGCACCGGAGACCATGGCCTCGGTCCACAGCGCGCCCTCGGCATTGAACCGCCGTGGGCGCTGCATGTACTGCGCTTCAGCGGTGCGCCGGTGTGAAAACAGGGAAACACGGTGTGAATCGTTATGCTTGTATGGCCACAGCCAGCCATCAGGCAGGCCATGCTCAACCGGTATCGCGTGAGTGTTTTCCGGATACTGCGCTGAGTAAGCCTGGCTGTTATCAATCAGCACAGGCAGGTTCAGGTGATGCCAGCTCTCACCACTGCCACCCCGCAGCAGGTAGCCGCTCAGGTCGTGGTAGTGAATGCGCTGCATGATGACCACGATAGGCGTGGTCTCAATGGCCAGACGGGAGCGAATGGTTTCGTTGAACCGGGTGTTCACCCCGTCACGCACGATTTCGCTGTAGGCGTCATCAGGTTTTACTGGATCATCAATGATCAGACTTCCCTGCCACCCCGGCTCCATATGCCCGGCACGAAAGCCAGTGACCTGTCCCGCCGCAGACGAGGCATACACCCCGCCGCCGTATTCCGTCCACCACATCGCTTTACTGTCAGCATCATCGCGCAGCGCCATGGGCCACATGGCCTGATAGGCTGACGATTTAACGATACTGCGCGTGGTCGATGAATTCAGTAACGCCAGGTTGTGGGAATACGACAAGTGCATAAAGCGGGCGCGGCGGTTCAGCGCCAGCCCGCGGCCCATCATGTTGATGGTAGCGAGTTCAGTCTTGGTATAGCCCGGTGGAACGTTGATGATGAGTCGCTGGATGTCGCCGTCAATCACCCGGTCCAGCGTCTGCTGTATCACCTGATGGTGTGGCGCGACTATCATCCGGCTGCCGGTGCGCTGCTTGAAGAAATAGCGGGCAAAGTACATCCCGTACTCTTCACACTCTATACGGCGTGCAGCAGTCTTACAGTCAGCAGTCGTCATCCTCTAACATTTCCCGGCGGGCCTGCCGGTATTCCTCTCGGGAGAGCAGTTTAACCTCAACAGGACCGCCCTCTTTGCCCGTCAGCGCATGGGTGGCCTGTTCGCGGAAAGCCTGCACGGCAATGTGCTTACCCAGCAGCTCCAGATTCTTGACCTTGTCTGGCCACTTAATCTTTTTAAGGATGTTTTCAGTGGTGGTCTCGTCGAAGTTGATGACGGTTGTCAGCACATCCAGACCACTCAGTGTCGTACGCCAGACCTTTGGCCACTCATGCACAGGTTTCAGGCCACAGTCATCTTTCAGGATATCGAGTACATCCATCTCATCGATCTGAACCAACCGCTGCAGTACGTAATCTGCATTTATCTCTACCCTTTCATTGCGCGCTGATTTAAGTTCAATGATGCGCTTCGCGATATCAGGTTTTGACAGGTTCTCAGATCCGATACGGTTTGCAGTTTTGGGGCTGTAACCTGCCCGAATGGCAGCCTGCGAGGCATTCAGATCAATCAAGTACTCCCGACAGAACATTTCTTGTTTGTCGGTGAGTGCCATTATCATGCCCGAGAATAATATGAATTTAGAAGAATTCGCTGCTTTTAACCGGCCTCAAACAAATGTATCCGATGAGAGGAAAATTCTTGATTACATCCAAAGTAGGAATAGATGGCCTGAGCTTATTAAAACCATAAAAAATTCAGAACCAGCGTCATTAGCAATAAAGGAATCATTCCATCTTATGTGGATTGAGACCGGTTCGTTCATCCGCGAGAAGATCAACAACGACGTAATTCTTACCGAATTGTTAACGCTCTTATTACCGCCTTATGATGGCGGAAACCTCGTTCTATATCGTGGAGAAAATAAGGTCAGGTTCGATGAAGGCCGGATTGGCTTTTGCTGGACAAAAGACATTTCCATAGCCGAGATGTTTGGCAGTGGATTAAACGCATTTAAATCGCCAGGATTGCTCTTGAGAGCTGAAGCTCCGGCTTGTTCCATAATAACAGGGCCTAATAACCACAGCATTTACTTAGGTGAAAAAGAGTTCACTGTTAACCCTTCGCTTCTTGCCAGCATCACAGTTATAACGATATATCCTGATAGTTCTGTCTTAAGATAATGACTGCATGGATGCTCTATCCTAAGCCTGCCTGTAGTAGGTGTCAGCCATATTGATTTCAACAGAAAACTGCCCGAAGGCAGCTCTTATTTAATAAAAATCAGTATTTGAAGTTTAGAAAGCTACCATTGGTTTTATTGAAGGCAACTTGCTTAGTCCCAATATAAGCATCCGCAATATCTTCAAGAAGAGAAGCCTTCCATACATTTCCAAGCTGCAAAGATTCACTATGAGAAACCTTATACGCATCTCTTTGGTCAACCTGTTCTAAAAACAGATCGCTATTGATCATTGGCATGCTTGCGTAAACACCTAGGAAATGCATCTTCATTCCCATATCCATCATCATATCCCCACTTTTTGTCAAATAGCCATTATGGGTAACATAAAATGCAGGAGACCCAGACATACCTGGAAATGCTGAAATATCTACAACAAGTAGTTTTTTACCATTAAAATCCAAATCAGGTTCACTAACTATACTACCTGTTTTCCAAATAGGCATATGATTTTTGTTATCATGATACCCATGCGGGTAGCCAATCATCACAACAGGGTATGAGGGCATAATGCTGACATTGGGTATTTTAGTTTTTTTAGATA